CCCGAAACAAACGATGTTCCTCCAGAATAAGTATTGTTCCCACCTATTGTTAAAACTGCCGTTCCAGTTTTTCTTAATGTTCCTGATCCACTAATTACTCCGTTGAGCGTTGATGCGCCTGTAACTTCAAGCGTTCCAGCGTTTATTTGCGTTTGCCCCGTGTAATTGCAAGTTCCCGAAAGCGTGAGCTGTGCCGCGCCATTCTTAACCAATCCAGTTGTGCCAGTAATCGCTTGCGAAATCGTCGTCGCGGAGTAGCACATGAATTGGCGAAACGCCGCAGTTGCAGACGCAATTGCAGTTACATTACTAGTCCCAACCTCTCCTGCATTGGAATCGGTTAATTTCATCCGACGATGATGTAAAGCGTGTTGGCGGTTGGAGTTCCAATTGCGTTGTATGCCGCTTGAGTGATTTGCACCATGTTAAGCAGTTGAGTCCCGCCTTGAGCCGCAGTCGTGTCTGAAAGAACAATATTTGCTGGTGTCGCACCAGTTGCGCCCGTCGAACCTTGCGTTCCTACTCCCGTAGCACCAGTAGCTCCGCTTGCGCCTATTCCAGTTGCGCCTTGCTCGCCTACGCCAGTTGCTCCTGTAGCTCCGATTTCGCCTACGCCTGTGCTTCCAGTCGCGCCTTGTTCTCCAACTCCAGTCGCGCCCGTGCTACCCTGCTCGCCAACGCCTGTGGCTCCAGTCGCGCCGATTTCGCCAACACCCGTGGCTCCTGTCGCACCCTGCTCGCCAACTCCCGTAGCTCCTGTCGAACCCTGCTCACCTACGCCAGTTGCCCCTGTCGCGCCGATTTCGCCTACGCCTGTGGCTCCTGTAGCCCCTTGCTCCCCAATCCCGGTTGCGCCAGTCGATCCTGACGCCCCAACGCCTGTTGCGCCTGTGGCTCCCTGCTCACCTACTCCCGTGGCTCCAGTCGAACCTGACGCCCCAACGCCAGTCGCGCCAGTTGCTCCTACACCAGTTGCGCCTGTCGCACCAGCAATACCTGCCGAGAATACAATGAATGCAAGGTCATGGTTGTTCGCAAAATTAGTTGTGCCTGTGCCAGCCGAGGTAACTAATGTAACTGGATACTCAACATAGCCAGTTTGCAAAACTGGAGGTGCAGAAACAGTCCATTTTTGGTAGTTATTGCTATTGGTTGCGTCTTGCAAGATCAGCGTGTCCCCTTGCTTTATGAGTTCTAGAAAAACATCGACATCGACATTGTTCTTATCAATGTGCGAGACATTGATTTGCGTAGCAGAAATTTGTGTCGCATTATTCCAAATTAAATGCGTTGAAGTTGGATCACCCGTTGTGCTCGTTGTTTTTGCTTTATAGTCGAAAAAAGATGCAGATTGTCCAGCATTTCCTTGAGGCCCAGTTGCTCCCGTGGCTCCTATTTCTCCAACGCCTGTGGCTCCTGTCGCACCCTGCTCGCCAACTCCCGTGGCTCCAGTCGCGCCTTGTTCTCCAACTCCAGTTGCGCCCGTCGAACCTTGCTCGCCAACGCCCGTGGCTCCAGTCGCGCCGATTTCTCCAACGCCAGTTGCGCCTGTGCTTCCTTGAGTTCCTGCACCTGTGGCTCCTGTGCTACCGATTTCTCCAACACCCGTGGCTCCTGTCGAACCTTGCTCGCCAACGCCAGTTGCGCCCGTGCTTCCTTGCTCGCCAACGCCAGTTGCGCCCGTGCTTCCTTGAACTCCAACGCCCGTAGCACCAGTTGCGCCCGTCGAACCCTGCTCTCCGATGCCTGTGCTTCCAGTTGCGCCTTGCGTTCCAATTCCAGTCGCGCCCGTGCTTCCAGCTTGACCGATACCTGTCGCTCCTGTCGCGCCTTGTTCTCCAACTCCTGTGGCTCCCGTGCTACCTTGGATGCCTATACCCGTGGCTCCTGTGCTACCTTGGATGCCTACACCCGTGGCTCCTGTGCTACCTTGAGTTCCCACTCCAGTTGCACCCGTGCTACCTTGAGTTCCAACGCCTGTAGCCCCAGTCGATCCAACTCCTGTGGCTCCTGTCGATCCAGTAACACTTAATCCCGTAGCACCTGTCCCGCCAACTAAACCAGTTGCTCCCGTGCTACCAGAACCTGTCGCGCCCGTGCTTCCCTGCAAACCCGTTGCACCTGTCGGACCACCACTTGGGCCAGTTGCTCCTGTAGCTCCGATTGCCGCAGTCGATTGACTGCCAGTAAAATCAAGTTTACCAGTAAAAGGATTAAATGTAAGTGCCATATTAAGATATTGCTACATTAACAAGGTTTGCATCATTAGAAACTGGAGGCTGAACAGAATAAGTCAGCGTAAGCGTAGCAACAGATGTAGAATCTTTTTTGTAAACAACAGTCGCAATGTTATTCGTTGATCCATAGTATGTCAACGCTAGTTCATCATATTCTGGAATTTGAAAACCTTTTAAAATATTAAGATTTTCAAGAACTAAATGCCTGAAATCGGCAGTATCAAGGATAGGAGGTAAGTTTGCCATAGGATTAATAAGTTAAACTGATTAGAGGGAACCAGAACTTAATCTGATTCCCTCGTTATCAATTCACTTACAGACCACCAACCGAGGTCGAGCAGGGAAGTGGCATACCATCATAAGGACAACGCTTATAGAGGATAGCGCACACATTCTGTGGGCGAATCGGCTGAATAGCACGGCTAATTTGATAGATGTGCTGACCGAAATCACCATACAAGTTGCAGTCGTTGTCGCGGAAATAAGTCCATTCCAGTTCACCCATAGCAAGTTGCGGAGCGAAACGGAAGGTTCCTTCGCCAGTATAGGTTTCAGGCACAAGACGCTTGAAAGCCTCACCAGCAATGACAAACATGACTTCGTATTGGGCGGCAACCCATGCAGGATTGCGGCGTTGAGCGAAGCCATTGGTAACGGCAGTCGAGGTGATTGGGTTGATGAGAACCAAATTGCCAGAAACATCGTAGCCAGAGGCGCGAAGAGGTTGCTGATCGATGCCGAAAGCGAACCCGCGATAACCAAAGAACTGATAACCTTTTATGGAATCTTCACCGAGCTTGAAGCTACCAGTCGTAAGAGCAACGAGGTCTTCTTTGACATCAGCATCGTTGCGGAAAGCCTCGATCTGATCGGCGGATGCCATGACTTGGAAGAATTCGCCATCCTTGGAACCAAAAGGCTCGGCAAGCATCTCTTCGCGAAGGAAAGTGCCAATGCGGTAGAGAGTCTTGAAGTTCATTGGGCTATCAGGAAGAATGCCAGTAGCGAACTGGGTATTGATTGCCTGCATATCGCCAGTAAGATTCTGGGTGAAAGTGCGTGTGCTGTTGCTCACATACTTGATGCCACTCTGAATTAAATACTGATACCGAATATCGGCATTGATAAGCTGGAGAATGGTCTTCTCAAGCGAAATTTGAGCCTGAAGGTAGGAACCCTTGAAAGCGGTTCGGGAGGTCTTCACGCATACGCGAGGACCAGCACCACGCAGGGTCTGAAGCTGGAACTGATATTCAGTCGAGCCAACTTGATCGGGAGTAGCACCAACGCCGCAGAGGGTCGTATCGTTAGCGAAGCTAGGCGAGGCAAGCGAAGCGGCAGGAACTGCCATCTCTTGAACCACCGAGCGAACTACATCCGAAACATTCGGAAGAGTGCCACCATCAATCGAGTTGATGTAAGGGGATTTACGAGCAAGCACACGGCCAATCTGACCGATGATGCGGTTGACATCTTTAGCCGCGAAGTTTTGAACTGCGGCGAGTGAAATACAATCTGACATATGTTTAGTTTTCTAGTTTGAGGTTTTGGTTTCTTGGTTTCCCCTCTAGTCAAAAACTATCGGGGCAACAAATATTTTATAGCCTGTTACGGCTAAAGTTTAGTTTGTATGCCCCGGCTACGCTGGGCGTTTTTCGGCCTGATTTACAATTTTTATGGTCTTTGTATTGACCGCAGAATAACGCTTCTACACTTCGCAGTATGCTTCGTCTAATACACTATTTTTTTTTAGTGTCAAATAGAACTAGTAAATTTTTTTGAAAATTTTTCTTTCATCAAATTAAAATCTTTTGTGTGTTCCAAAGCATCTATGTCTAGGTTCAAAAATGGATTGAAGAAATCTGCCTCGTAGCGCATCAATCCATCTTCCGTAATTAATTCTTCATTCCAAATTTTTGTCATTGCGGCATTGCAGATTTCTTTTGAAATAAATATTACGCAAGCCGGGTTTCCGCTAATCACAAACGAATTTCCTTCGTGTGCAGTAGCAATCGATGGAGTGAATCCATAATTCAAAACATCATAGTCGCTAATCCATCCTCCACCTGCGGCATGGAGCGCACAAATTCGATTGAATCTAGCTTGAATTAATTCTTGTGACTCGTTCTTTTCTTTGTTCAACAAAGGATAGGTCTGAAGCAGTTTTTTAGTAATTTTAATTCGTTGCGGAGAGATTTGCGAATGACTTGAATTTAGCATCACGGGATTCCATCCTGCACGAGTCCAACTGTCTTTCCAGAGATTGGCTTTTGAGAATTCTAAAGCCTGATCCTTTGCCTGAATCGACTCGTAGTAAGCGTAGATATTTTTCATTAGTATGTCTTGTATCCGACATGGAAGGTTGGAACGGAAAGATCGATGAAAGTTGCATGACCCGCTTTTTTAGCGCGAATGCAAAACGAAATATCTTCGCCAGTTTTTCCATCAATTGGATGGAAGAAGTTTCCATCAATTTCTGGATAAGTTTTAGCAATATCTTCAAATACTCGTCGGTGAACCAGCATTGCGCCTGTGCCTAACCAATCAACCTCTACAACGGCATCTTCGTAGTTTTTTGCGCGAGGCACTAGGGACTGATCAGAGCAAACTAATCCAGCACCTTCTCTGCGCTCGAAATAAGCCGCGCCAACGATGTTTTTATTGTCTCCAACTAGCTTATGTATGATGTGCCTCTGGAGAGGCAAATCCAACACATTGCGAGCGGAAGGAACCCAATGACGCATCCATGCTGGTCGCCCAATGCACGGGATCATGTCATCATCCAGCATGAGCATCCACCGAGCGTCAGTTTCGAGGAACTTTGCGGCGAGACGATTTCGCGCCTGATAGATCATGGAATTGCCCAACTCAAGATCAAAACGGATTTTGTCTCGTCCAAAATCAAGCGCAAGTGCCGTCAATACCATCGCAGTTACGGGATTTGTGGTCTTGTATGAAAGCAGTCCAACAAAGATGTCTCTGCCTGCAAATTCACAACGATAACTAGGCATTCCTTCGGGATTTCGCGATTCAATAATCGGATTATCTTGCGATTCAGCCTTGATGTTTTCTGGTTCTGGAGGAAGGACAGATTCCAACTTTACTTTGCGAGCAGGCTTTTTTTCTTTTTGTGTTTTTTTCACAGGTTCTTCTTTTTTTGGTTCTTCTGCTTGTTTTTTCGCTTCTGCTTCTTTTGCCTTATCTCGCTCATACTTTTTCAAAGAAAAGCCGGGGATTGGAAGGTTGGCAAATGGGTCAAATGACTCCAATTGCTTCGCCGCATTTTGTTCAAGTGGTGATAATTTTTCCATATTTATTTATTAAGTAATATTTTTTATGTTAATTGCGTAGGCGGGACTTGAACCCGCACTTCGATTTACCGAAATCGGATTTTAAGTCCGATGCGTCTGCCATTTCGCCACTACGCATCAAAATTAGCCTCCGAGAGCTTCGTCAAGCCCTGCGTCAATTGCGTCAGCAGATGACATTTTCAAGCGATCTCCGAGGCTATTAGACACTCGATTTGGTGAGCTAACATTCTGCCTTGGCAGTTTGCCTGCTGATTTTAAACGATTGTTCTCTTCGGTAAGTTTTTTGAGCTGTTCACTCATTTTAACCTTGGATGCCTGCTCAACACGCAATTGCTCTGTAAGCACATGGCTAAATACTGCGGCGGCGGCAACATTTGCGCGATCTTGAGCGGATGTCGGCCAAAGCGCAGAGTTAAACTTTTCTGCAAGACTTCCAACCGCCGCATTATGCTGTTCAACTTCACGAATCTGGTCAGGAGTAGCATTGCTGGGTGCTTCCTTAAATCGCGCCCAAGGCAATTCCTTTGTTACCTGATCCATGTAGGTATCAATTTCGTTAGTTGTGCTGTGATACCACTCCTCGTTCTGTTGCGCTTTTTGCTGATAGTATTGATCGGCGTTTTTTGACGCATTCTCGATCTCAAATTGTTGCTTCTCTTTTAACTCGACAACATCAACCAAGTTTCGCTTCAGACGCTCCGATTCAGTCAATGGCAATTTGTCAATTGCATTTGTCTTCCACCATTTGGAGTCGATCTTGTCAGGTCCACCATTCTCCTCGATGCTTTTAATGACCTCGTCCGAAGCTCCATTGGCCTTTAATATGCGGTAGATGTTCTCTTTGGCATCCGAGATAGGCTTTTCAAATTTCGAGCGAAATTCTGGATCGTTCTGGATGTCGAAAATTGCTCGGAATCGGCGCAACTCATCGTAATCGTCAGGAGTTTTTACTTGATGTTGCGCCTCCTCTAACCTCTGGCGCAATTGTGCCGCTTCTTCAGCCTGCTTTTTGTAGCTGGATGCAGTCTCCTGCAACTTGCGCCAGTTACTCTGGTTTTTCTCGGAAAGATTGCGAGGACGCTCGATTGCGGCGATTTCAGGGTCAAGTTCTGACTCTGGCTCATTTGTTGATTCAGTCGATTCTGTTTGTTCAGTAGATTCTCGTTCTACTGGATCAACCATTTCAGGAACCTCTTCAGTAGTTTCCTCGATAGGATCACTAGACTCTGTTTCAATCGGTTCATTAATTTGCTCTGGTTCGGCAATGCCTTCTGCTTCGTCAAGCAGTCGATCCAAAGCTACATCAACATCTGGGTCAAGCGGATCAGCATCAAGCGATGGTTCTCCAAATCCAGAGGCTACATTCGGTTCAATTGTTTCGTTTTCGTTTTCCATATATTTATTTATTACTATTTTCTACTTTTAGTAGTTGATTTTACCTTCTGCGTTTACTTTGCCATGATATCGTTTTGCCCACTCATCTGCTTGCGATACTGTTTTGAATGATGGGTATTTATCAATCCCATATTGTTTTGCAGTATTAAATGCATCTCTGTCTGATAATTGTTTTCCTTCGACCATTGTTGGGATGACATACTGCCTGTCATCGATTCCAAATGTTCCCAGCTTCACATTGCTTTCGCTCCCATCTGGATTTTTTACAGATGGATGTTTTGTAGGAAAACCTTTATAAGTTGCACTCCCACCCATATTATTTCATCGATTTACTGCCCTTGCATTTCCATTTTTTCCGAGAAAGCCTGTTCGGGCTATTCGGATCGTCTTTCCAATCTCCCTTGATTTTTGCAGACCGAGCGCAATATGCGTCACCTTTTTTTGTGCCGGGGCGAATGCGATCTTTCCCGTCTTTTGCCTTGCCTGCCTGACCATATTCAATTGTTTTTTTTCGACCTGTGGCAGGGTTTACAATTGTTTTGCTGAAGCGAGGTTTAATTTCTGCACTCATAATTACATATCGGTAAATTTGCCGCTAGACGGGTCTTCTTCTTTGTCATCAAAGTTCAAAAGAAAATCGATTTGCGACAAAGCAAATTCGTAACCTTCCTTATACTTTGCCTGCAAAGCAACCTGCTCAATTGTGTTGCCATCACACTTCGGAACAAGTGCAGAAAGAAACTTTTTAACCTTGTCTCCAGCAGACTTGTTGTATTCGCGAAATTTTACTGCGTCAGAGTTAGTCCAGTCCATGTTAGTCCATATACTCTTTCACTTTTTTAACGCCTGCTTTCGCGGCCTCAACAGCACCTTTAGCAACTTTTTTCACGCCAGCTTTTGCGCCTTTGTAGACATCTTTTCCGAATTCTTTAAGTTCCTTCGGACTAACAATGCCTTGGTCACTCATGCCTTGCTTTTCAATGCGCTCGTAATTTTTTGCAAGTGCCTCTTCTTCGGAAAGCAAGTCTTCGATCTCTTGCTCTTTTTCGGATGTGGAACCTAATCCAGTTTTTTTATCCATTTTAAGATCGGCATCACTTTTGACTCCGCTCTTCTTCATTTCTTTTTTAGTTTTGTCTGGCATAATTTTTGTTTGTTTTAATTTTTTGGTAGCTTCAATTTGTTTTTTTGTTGGATTCGGAACAAAATCTCCAGTTGCCATTCTTGCAACTATTGTTTGCTTCAACATCTCTGGGTTATCTTTATAGCTTCCTAATTTTTTAGCCCATTCTTTTTGTTCTTTTGTTATTGTAAAGTTACCACTCCATTTTGTTTCATCCATCAAGTGCCTTATACTTTCATTTTCTATCAATGCTTTTTTTGCATTATTATTCTTTAAATTTTTTGTATAAGGATTAATAATTATTGATCTTGGAGTTTCTTTTGATGATCCATTTAATCCTGCTCCCCATGCCATGCCAGCAACATCTGGATTAGATTTAAACCATTCATCAGGTATTCCAGATTCACTTGCTTCTATTACTGGATACTTGTCCATTATCCTGCTGTTGGTGGTTTGCCGGGAGCGGCAATTGAATTAACTCCCGAAAATTGATCTGGCGCGATAGCTTCAGTCGCCTGCTGTGCTTGTGCGGCACTAACTCGCCCACCGCCCCCACCGCCTCCTGAAGGCATTCCTGCGCCTGCGGCAGGCATCATTTGATCCATTGGTGGTGCTTGCATCCCTGCGGTTAGATGCTTGTAAGCCTCTTGCACCATCTGCTTGTATTCGGCGATTTTATTGCGATCTGCGCCCTTCATCTCCGCTTGATTGAGATGGGTGATGAAATGCTCAAGTGCCTTGGCAAACGGACCAACCATTTCAGGTGGTAATCCGCCTTGTGGCGCACTTGCGATAACTGGCATCAGTTTGGCAACAAGAGTCTCCAAATGGATCATATCGTTGTCGCGAGGTGATACAGGCACTTCTTGACCAGCAATAATGCTCTGCAATTCGATGATTTGGGCGCGAGTTGCCTCGATTGCAACTGCTTCAACTTGATCTCTTGGAAGAATTACCTGATTTGCTAGTTCTTGTCCCATTTTCTTACTCCAATCAAGCTTAATCAACTCATCTTGGTTGATAGCAGGGTTTCCGCTATACCTTTGGATCAGAAGATCAAGAATTGCACCTTCTTGAGCGGCATTATCAGGGATTAACTCCTGTGCAGGGGCGAATGCCATCATAATAATGTCGCTAGGCGGCAAATTGCGCTCCATCATTGCCAAGCAACACGAAACTGCGTCTTCGTCGAGGTGCGATGGAAGGTCAAAAGGCACTAAAAACGGAGGCATATCAAATTCGGACTGCTGGAAGGCTTCTACAACCTCTTTTCGCGCCCAAATTGCGTCCTGATTCGTCATTCGTGCCACATCCAGCAACATTTTGAGTTCAGATGCCGCTTTAATATGCTCTGGATGGCAAATCCCTCGTTGCATTCGGGCAACTGCCTCGGAGTATTGCTTGCTCCAACGCATTAAAATTCCTTCGCGAATCTGATTTTCGATTGCCGCTACCCTGTTGATCTCGGATGCGGTCTTATCACCCGTCTGTAGACCTAAAGCGGACGATGGAAGAAAGGTTCCAAGCTGAATTTCTGCCAAACCAGAAATGAATTGATCTAATTTTAAGAAATCATCAACATCTGCTGGGGCAGACTGCGGAACTACCTCGTATCCTTCGGCTACATAAGCCACAGGATGCATGACTGTCAGAGGTGCGATGCCGGGTTTTGCTGTTGCGGTCTTCTTCAGCAACAACATTCCCTTGAGATACACATTGTCCTGCACAAGATTTCGCGCCTTATCGATGGCGATATGCGAATTGTAAAGGTCGCGCCCCGCCCCACGGCTAGACATCAGCGATCCAGAACCGATTTCAACACTAAACAATGCCAAGCAATCCGACATTCGCGAATAGCGATCAAGTTGAGTGCAGATTTCGTTTCCAGATTTATCATCGAACAAAAATCGGCTAATCTTGCCGTGCGGTTCTTTTACTAAAAGTTCACCCAACTCAACATACTTGGCATCGTTTTCGTAGCTGGCTCCATAGCTTCCTTCGCGAATCCAGTCTTCAATTCGGCGAGCATCGTCGTCAGAATCCAAAGTTCTGCCTGCGGGAGTGGCATTGTTAATCGCTTTGATGAGATTTTTGATATTCCAACCAGCAAGACTAGAGGTCTGCGGGTCTTCAAGAATCGGAAGAAGTTCACTAATCTGGTATCGGCGTTTCCGCGCCCAGATTGGAGTTGCTTCTACTTCTTGCGGGGTTTCAATAGAGAAAAATGTATAATCTTGCCGCAAAAATTCTGGTTTCCAGTCGCGAGGATCGTCCCAGCAAAGTGCGGCAAATCCAAATGTAGTGTTTTCGTGAACTACCTGTGCAACGATATCGTCATGCCCAGACCACCCGCGAATGCATTTTGTAATCTCCTCTCGGAAAATATTAGTTTTGTGTTCCGCATCTACCCCTTTGCCGGGATGTTTGGTAAAGGTAACATAGGTGCTTGACTCTACAACCTGCTTGAAAGGAGGCTGGATGCGGCTAACCATCGTGGACAGGAAACCTGTAGGACGATTCGACCTCCAGTTCTGCCCCATAGATTCCAGTTTTTTTGGAGCGTATGGAGGCTCGTTGTTAAGTTTCTTTTGGATGAGTGCATTCTTTCGATTCCGCTCAACATTCTGTTGTTTCAACCTGCGGTACGAACTATAAGCCTGCTCGGTATTACGGAATGTGCGTTTAACTTCTAGCGTCTCGTCATTAACAACCTCGTCGGTCTGGTTGACCCCCGGCATCACAACATTGAGTTGCGATCTATTATTTTTATCCCCAGCTTCCAAAGTCCGAGGTGCTTTAGTCGCAAAAGTGTTAATAACCTGCGCTTCTAGTGGTTCAAGAAAGTTTGCCATATTAAATTTTTATCCAGCAATTTTGCGGAACTGAATCTGTTACATCAAAATGCGATTTGTCAAAAAAGACTGCCGCTCGGTTATCGTGCCGCATGACACTACAACCCTTTAATTTTTTTGTCGAATGTGTATCTCTACCCTGCCTAATGCTTGCAGTCAAACGATCTGAAGCGGCAATGCAACTATGGCATCCACTTCGATATTGAATATTTTTAGGACATTGCAAACAAGTTCTCGCCCTAGCTTCAGCTAGTTCATCAGATACTAACCTGACTTGCTTCTGACTCAAAAGTATATTCTTCGCCCATATAGTGATGTCATTAAGCAGTTCGCTTTGTCGATTAGGAGAGTCCACAGAAACAACAACAACCGAATCAACACCATGACAATTGTTAGGAAAGTTACCGCAGATATAAGAATTAACATCACCATGAACATCGCCAATAGGTAGATGATTCTCTGCACGATAATGCTGAACAACTTCATATAGGTTGCTTAACGAATAAGCCTCTAACTTTACATCACTTTGAAAGTAATGCCATCCGCCGGGAGGTATTAATCCATCAATAGGTCTTGCCATTGCTTATTTCATATAAATTTATTCGGAAAAGTCAACATATTCCATTGACTCTAATATGGGAAGTTTTTTTTCAAAATGTTCTTGTTTTTTTTGCTCTGTCATTGTTGCTATCGATCCACCTCGTTGACGCATCAAGTAAACTAACAAGGATAACGAATCGAGTTGGTCAGGACTATTCTGCCTTGTGCGCTTTGTATAATCACCTTTACTCTCAACTCTTACTAGTCCCTGCCCAACTTGCTTGTATCTGCGGGAGGTTGCCTGACGAACCAATTCTTCTGTTCGGAACGAAGGCGAAATTTTTAGAAACTCAAACTCTAAATATTTTGCCAATCCAAAAATTAATTCTGTGACAACTCCAGAATAAAGTTCGTTTGCTCTCTGCGAATCGTCGCCTAGTACATGAGTTTCAGATGCCGCCCAGCTATAATTAACTCCCATCGCTTCATTACCGAATAGACTGCACAACGCATCGTGGATGCCTGATCCATTTCCAGTTCGATCAACGCATAGCCAATTCGGGCCGATCCTCATCTGTTTACAGAAATTGATAATCGCATTAGCCTGATCTAGCGTTGTCTTTTTAGGGAAATTAATTAGCGAATCCAACTGCAATACTGTCTTTGGCGATTTAAATTCTCGAAACTTGCCGTCTAGAGGTGTAAATCCGTCAGAAAGCCCGAATCTGCCGTAGCTACACACAACTTGATCTTTGCCTTCCAACGCCAGATCGAACGCACAGAGCGGCACTACAGGTCCAATAAACCGCACAACGCCCATTGCGTTGTCCATCATACTTGGAGTGATGATTGCCATTGCGATGCCCTCCTGTGGGAAAAACCCCCTTGCCATCGTATAATACTCGGCAGTCTTTCCTCGCGCCTCGTATGCCATGTAACCCTCGTAGGACTGAAAGCCGGGGAAAATTATTTTCTTTTCAATCACATTCTCGCACCTCGCGGCGTCGAGTCGCAGAATGTGCCAGTCTTCCCTGCTCTCCCATTCAAAATCTTCTTCGCAGTCTACCTTCAACCATCCGCCAGCAGGTTCGCATCGTTTGCCAAATTCGCTATTGCGATCCTTCGGGTTTGATGCGCCGAAAATCTTGATGCGTCCCTTACTCGACTTCGTATCGGCGGCAGACAAGATGTTTTGCAGACCTTCCCAGACGCCCGGTGGAATCTCTTCCGCTTCGTCCAACACCACATGGGTTCTCGACATCGAGCCATATTTCGGATGCGGCTTAACCCTCGGAGAAGGGTGGAATCCGCGAAGCGTTCCTGTCCCTGCATCACCTTTTGGAATAGCAACAAGATGGATTCCATTCTTGTCATCGTCGTTGACCTGAATCGACTTAACAAGATCAGATTCGCCTTTGTATTCTGGCTTGACCAATGCTGTGCGATAAAATGTTTTAATCGCCGCAAACACATTTCGTTGAGCGTGTGCTTCGGTAAGCGAAACCACCTTAATACAAGTGTATTCTGGATCGCGCATCCAGTCGAGAAGAAACCATGCGGCGGCGTTGAAAGTTTTCCCCATCGCGCCAGCACCCTGCACAAGTAGTTTATCGTAATCGAATAAGCAACGCCATGTATCCTGTGCTGATTGGGGTCGCCAGTCGTAGACCCCCGGTCCCCATAGCACAGTCGCCGCCGCCTCGAAATGATCTTCCTCTAGCAAACTCTGCACAAACTGCATAACAATGCTATTCGCCACCTTCTCATCGATTACCAAATTAGAAGAAACCCCCCCAGTCGCGACATTCGCCAGAATGTACTTTGCCGCATACAGAATTCCCATGCGGTCATCTCGATCCGCTTCTGCCCTTACCGCTTCGGCAATCGCTAATACTTGTCTTACTGATTCTACCATTTTCCTTCAGGACAACTCTCGGTTGCCATAACAGTCTTGATTTCCATGTTGCACCCGCAGACTTTGCACTCTCCAGCACCACTATATGCTGTCACATCAAAGTTCGGGCAATCCGCGCAAATGCGTAGCCTCCTAGCAATTTCCTTCTCCTCACAACACGGCATTCCAGCCAGCACAAATGCTGTTGCGCTCTTTGCAAAATTAGATGCTTTTTGGAGGATGTTCATTCAGGAATTTAACTGCTTTTTTTGCGTCATCTGCACATACATCTTTTGCCATTAATGCGTTGTCGCTAACAATTCCACGATCTTGTAAATCGTTCATCGTCTTAACTTCATCGCTCCAACTCTCCTCAATGTACTTTTGCAGGTCGTTCATTAATCAATTTTCCTTCTTTTAATTCAGCTTTCAGCTTCTTTGCAACTAGTTTTACCACATCGTAAATAGCAACATCTGGATTCGTTGCTTGCAATTCATACTCATAATTGCAATACCCATCGCTAATGCGAATCGTCCATTTGCCAGATTTCATTTAAACCATTTTTTAAAGTGACCAAAATCTCTAGGCTCGGTCACACTCTTATTCTTCCCGCAAACATCACATTTCCCATAGTGCCATGTCGAAACGCTCTTCCTGCCCCTGCCGTGCTTCTTGCCGCACTCTTCGCAAGCCCAGTTTGGATAGTCTTTGGCTTTCATTTTTGTTTAGTGAATGGAAAGGCATTGATTAAATCCATCTCAACCTCGCGAATCGCAAAATTTATTTTCCATAGATGATTCCAGACTTCCTTTGTTTTCACCCAGTCGAATGCTTTTGACATCGCATCCTTATGGTCTTTTGCAAAGATACACAATTCACCTTTAAATATGTTATTCGGAGATTCGTAGTTGACGATGTATGATTTCATTTTCCTCCGCTCAATATAGAAAACATTTCAGATGCTATATTCCCATCTGATCCTTCTTCGCAGAATTTAGCTTTTGCCATTCGGATGATCTCCCGCGCCTCGTCGCGCTCGCACTCTACTTTTTCCAACTCATTTCGATGGACTTCGTGGAGTATGTTTCCGTCTCGCCACATTTCTAATTCAGCCCGTGTCTTGTCGCGCTCGCGCTCAAGTCGCTCGGACCACTCGGTAGGAACAAAATGGTTGCCTCTGGAAAGATCGTCGGTTTGCGGTGTGTCACTCATAATTCCTGCACTCCTTAAACATTTTATCAATCGCCGCCTTTAGTGTCGTCCATTCCTCCTTTTCAATTTGGATCGATCCTTCGCTATGCTCGCTACATTGCGATATCTTCAGGAACTCGCCTGCCGCTTCATCGATGATCTCGATCTCTGTCATGGAATCGTCAAATATTTGATAACCTTTACGGCACACTCCAATCTTTAGCGTTCGGATTTCGTGACTCATTCCTCTCCTCCTTTGTATTGATGCACATTGTAGCCATACGGAAGATTGGGATTCTGTTTCTCCCATCGATCCAGACGCTCTTTGCCGTCTGCCTCTTCGCGCTCTTTCTTCTCTTGCCAATAACCTTCAGGGTCGTCGTGATAATCAGATTTCATAAGGCTTAATTTAAATTCCTATCCAGCTTGGTTTGTCAATGAGATTTTATGTTTCAAATGTTCTCGATATAAATCGACATCCTGCCCTAACGCCTCTCCCCACCTCTCAAACTCTTCCCCTGCGAACCACTCCCTTGCCTGCTCTCTGTTCTTTTGAGTCTCTTCGTTAACATAATCGCTCTTATACTTCTTAATATTCAAAGCGTCTTCCCACGCCTGCTCGATAACCCTGCACATGACGCATCTCGTAAAGTAAAGCTCATTCAATTCTTGTTGCGTCATACAATTCAATTCCCATCAGTCCTGCTACATCCAATGAACTCTCATCGCTCGGATATGTTTCACCATACACTATCTTTTTGATTCCGTATGACACAATCGTCTTTAGACAATTATTGCATGGCAATGTCGTACTCGCGATCAACCATCCCTCGTCTGGCTTGACATATCTCAATGCATTTGCCTCGGCGTGGACAACGAACAATCGCCGCCTCTCCCGACACTCCCAGTCCTCATCAACGCCTGATGGAAAGCCGTTGTAGCCCACCCCTGCTACAGTCTTGTCGTGCCGCAATACAACCGCTCCTACCTGCCTCCACGGGTCTTTGCTTTTCATCGCCGCAACCCTCGCCAACTCCAATGCGTATCGCTCCCAAGTCATGTTGTGATCACATTGTAATACGCTTTGCCAAAGCATCCAGACTCCCCAAGCTGAATCGTCTGCCCTTCTTTCCCGATCCATCGATCCAGTTTCTCCTTTGACAACTCAATCGGGTGACCTTCATGCGGCGGTATGTCTGCCCACTCAAAGATTCGCAATGTCTTTGCCGCTCTCAATGCGTTTTGGATGATCAATTCTGGATCGTCGGTATGCTGAAGGCAGTTGTATATCCATGCCTCGTCATAGCCTTCCTCGTAGATGTCCTCACCTCGGCAGATCATCGAATCAATGCCCTTCGTGGAATACCTGTCGTATGTCCATACCGGGTAATCCAACGGGTCTACAACGAGCGAACGAGGCGCAAGGTTAATCGTCTTGAGCAACATCGATGTCGGACCACCACCAATGTCGATGATCCTCGCGCCTCCCACATCGAACGAGTAGCCAACTCGTTTCAATCCCATGAATCTTGCGTAGACATAATGCTTCTGATCTTCATCAAAAGTATTACAGCAGTTGCCCCAATAATCTTTTTCAAAGTCCATTATAGTAAATCAGGCAATTTGCGTTCTTCCTTCTGTTCGATGATCCAGTTCCAAACCCTCTGCAAAGTTTCTGGACATCCTTCGCAGATTTTTCCTTCTTCATTTTTCCATTCGGTAAAGTACCCGCAATCTCTATGGAGTAATTCCCTGATTGCTTCTTCAAGGTCATTGAGCAATAGAAGCGCATCGACTCCAGCCAATGCATAGCGATGCTCCTGCTCCTCCTCTGGCAAATCGAATTCTAGTGTTGCCTTCATTGTTTGTCTTTCCTTTCGATTGCCGCTTCGTTGCTGTACTTCTCACCATAACGCTTCTGTAGCTTCAGACGATTGATCTCGACAACCTCGTCCAACCTGACTCCGCGATGGTTCAAGACCCCTTGAATGTAGAACAGCAAGTCACCGCATTCCTCGATGACATTCTCCCAATCGAGAGGCTTGCCGTAGAT